ATAAAAGGTTCATATGAGGAAGAGCCAAGTAATACTACCTGTAAAAAAGACCTATAATTAAGTCTCATTATATTTTGTTCTAAATGTTTTTGATAGTCTATACTATTGGCGTCTTGATTGATAAGTGTACCGTCTTGATATATTTCAAATAGATTAGGTTTAATACCTCTTACTATCTTATAATCTTTTGTGCCAACAGTAAAATCTATTTCTACAATACATTCAGCATTGTTAATAGAGTTAACTATTTGGTCTTTCTTTATTATTCTAAATGGTTTATTAAATAAAACAAAACATAATGCGTCTAGTAAAGTTGATTTACCAGAGCCATTACTACCTACAATTAATGTGGTGTGTGACTTATTCAAGTCAATCTCTATAGGTATATTACCTGTAGATAAGAAGTTTTTATATTTTATCTTTTTAAATACTATCATTTACCCATATGTCTTTTTTTCTTTAAAAAATGTTGATACTGTTTATTGCCACCTCTTTTGTTTGAAACATTCCATTCTACTGGTGATGATTCAAAATCATAAGTTGCTGAATACATATCTGTTTTATTCTTTTTCTTAACTTGCATTTTCTTTTTCTTGGCCATTATTCACTTGCCTCCGTGTATAGTTCTTTAGCAAACTCTTTTAACTTGTGTTTGTCTAAATCGGTATCTACCTGATCAATATAGTTACCTAAAAATGTTAGAGTATCTTCGCCTTGATCTATAGTATCTACTCTAACTGTTTGTGTTATGTCGTTAGTGTCTTCATTGATAATTAATTCGTGTACGTTTGCGTTGTTATAAAATCTTTCTACTAGATTGCCATACATTTCTGGATTTGTTTTTCTGTTTACAAATAGTTTAACAAAGCAATTCTCGTAAGATGATAAGTCTAGATTGTCATAGTTTTCCTTTGTATCGTCATAAGATAGTTTCTTAAAGATAGGCATAGGGTTTTCTATTCTTTCTAGTTCTCTTGTATCTGTATCAAATACATGAAACCCTTTAGGACAGTTGTAATCTGACCACATAATTTGATATTGTGTACCTAGATAATAGATAAGACCATCATCACTTTTTTTATGAAAGTGACCTGACATTACTTTTTCAAATCTTTTAAATTGTTCTCTATCTAGACCGTGTTCATTTACTACGCCTTTATGCATTTCAAAACCTTTTATTTCTAGATGACCCATTGCAATTTGTGATGTAGAATTGTCTATTTGATATAGAGTATCTTCTATATTATCTTCACATATCCATGGTATAAAAAGTATATCTAAACCACCAAGATTAACCTCGGTTGCTCTTGTATATGTTTTTACTTTGCCTAAATTAAGGTTCTGTATTGCGTTAACTTCGTTTGTGTTTTTATAATAAGTATCGTGGTTACCTAATATAATGTGTGTATCTATGCCTAATTCTTCCAGTTTATCCCAAAACTTTATCTTAAAGTTATGTGCTGTATTATGGTTAATAAACTTACGTCTATCAACAACATCGCCTAGGTGTACTAAACATTTTATATCATTTTTAACAAGATAAGGAAAGAATAATTCCTCGTAAAACTTGTTTTGATAGTTTATAAAATGTGGAGAATCATTACGGCAACCAAAGTGTGTATCATTTAGTAGCGCTATCTTCATAATTTTCAAAAAAATAATCTAAACTATTCTTACTCTTCCTTTTTCTTCTTTTTTTCTTACTCTTGGCTATATCTTCCGCTATCTTTTCTTGTGCGTCCATTGGTAAGTTTTTCTGTAAATATTCTGTCATCTGATTTTTAAATTCTCTATCCTCTCCTGGTTGGAGGGCAAAATCATCTAAATTTGATTTACTAATAAGTTTGTGTTTAATTGTCACTTGCTTTTTCTCTTTCTGTATTCTACGTATAAATGCATAGTAGATTATTTGAGTAAAGTAAGCAAATGGATTATTTGATTTTTTACCATCAAAGTTGTCTAGGTATTGTAAACAGTTCTCAATACCATCTGAAATCATGTCATCTTTGAAAGTGTAATTTATGAAATTAGGTCTATATGAGAGGTGGTTAGCGATCTTCAAGAAACAAGAGCCTAGATAATCACCTACTGGTGGTTTAGTTCTCTTTTCTCTCTTTGCTTTTCGTACAGATTTTCTGTACTTTATCATCGCCTCCAAAAACTCTTTGTTATTTACATAATGTTCTTTTTTTGTTTTTGTGCTCATAATTTAGTTATACTACATTTTGTGTTTTTTGTCAATGTTTTCCCTAGTTGGAGCGGGCTATGAGATTCGCACTCACGACCTACTCGTTGGCAACGAGTCGCTCTACTACTGAGCTAAGCCCGCCTAAAAAAATTTCGGTTCCGGCCGAAATCAGCATTGACTTTTTGACAATTTTATGTATAATGAACGGTGTAGCCGGTTGATTGAGGATACTCCAGCTTAGTATTTTATTAATGTAAAGTTCCTTCATCATCATCATTCCAAAAATCCATATTATCATCAAATATTTCGTTTATTCTTTTATTAGCATTGGTGGATAGTTGCACTTTTGCGTGTTTCACTTTATCTCTGGCCAATGGTATATCTTCGTAAGTGTCCACAACACCTTGATAACTTCTACTCATGGCGTCATTGGCCGTTGTAATAGTCATTATCTTATCTTTCGGGATAGTTATTTGTTCATCGTCTGTATAGGCCGTCCAACGTATCAAAGCAATATAGTCTTTAAATCCAGCTGATGTAATTTGTGGTACGTACTTTATTTGTAAAGGCCGTTCTATATTGATTGTTCTATTTTTCGGATCTAATTGTCGTTTAGTAAATTCTACAACGGCGACAATATCATCTCCGTTCACTAACTTAATAATCTTAATGTTATTACTTTTTGTTTCTTGGTGCATTGTTATTACCTGTTAGTTCTATGTTGTGTATTTCATAATTAAAGTCTTCGTCATTGTAAATATTTATCCGTTCACGAAAGTGTGCAAGTGTATAATTTTCCTTCTCTTTATAACTTATATCATCTGCAATATCATATAAAGTCGCAGCTGATTTATTATCTTTTAATCTTAATCCTCTTCCAATACTTTGTAAATTTCTTATCCGAGATTTAGAAGGACTAGCAAAAATAATGTTATGCAAATTCCTGATATTAATTCCGGTTGAAAACGTGCCATACGAAGCCACAATAACAGCGTTATCTGATTTTTCCGTAATCTCTCTAATATTTTCTCTATCATCTGTTTCAATTCCTCCATGTACATAAAAAACATTTTTATCTTCGGCCTTTTCTTTTATCATTTCGTATAATTCATTACCATGTTTCTCTACGTATTGAAATAAACATAGAGTATTACCTTGTAAGCTAGAGGCCAAGTTTCTTATGTATTTGTTTCGTTTTTCACTTCTTACTAGGTAGTCCATTTCTTCCTGGTATGTCTTATCTTTTAACATATGTCTAACATCTTTGTCATGTTGTAATACTAAACATATAATTTTCAAGTCGGCTAACTGTTTTTTCTCTTGTAATTCTGTTGTTGATACCACCTTATTTACTGTACCAAATAATCCCTCTAATACTAATTTGTGAGTCTTTGTACCATCTAAAGTACCTGTAAGGCCTACTCTGTATTTACATTGTTCCAGTTTTGTCATTATCTTTGTCAATGAAACTGCCTTAAATAAGTGTGCCTCGTCACCTATAACCATTCCAAATTGTTTAAACCACTTTTTTGGTTGGTTATATACAGATTGCCATGTAGATATGATAACATTTTTATTTGTTTCTTTATCATGGCCTTGATATATTTTGTGTATATTGTTCATGTTCCAACCATAGTCGCCAAAGTCTTTTGTTAATTGTTCTACTAATGACGTGGTTGGTACTATAATTAAGATTTTCTTGTTTTGTTCTTTTAATCTTAATATGTTAAAACGTACTAACAAATATACTATTAATGATTTACCACTGGCAGTTGGCGATAACAATAAACATCTATTCTTTTGTGTTGCATATATAAATGCTTCTCTTTGATAATCTCTTATTTCCATAGGTATTTTAAGAGCTTTTGTAAATGCGTCTACTTTCTTTTCATCAACCTTTGTATCTGTAATTTTAGTACCGTCTACTACTTGTATTTTATTATCTTCACACCATTTAAGTATATAAGGATATAAACCGGCATAAATTTCACCAGTTGCATAAGAGAATAATCTTATTTTTCCATCCCATACTCTGTTTCTATAAGCAGGAACAAACTTATAACCAGGTACTTCAAAGCAAAAATACTCCGATAACTCTCTACGTATAGAGGCGTCTGCCTCCACCTTGAGGTAAACATCGTTTTTTCTATCTACTATGATGTATCTGATATCTGGCATTATACAAATGAAGGACCGACAATCCAACCTACTAATACTTTTCTAGTACCTTTTGTTATAGGGTGTACTTTGTGCCACATAAATGACGGAAAGGATATAAGTGTACCTGCTGTAAACTTATCACTAAACTTTAAGTTTTGATTAATACCTTTGGGATTAGGATTTCCAATTTCAAATTCTCCTCCCTCGTAATCTTCATTTAAACATAAAGTAAAACTTACTTTTCTAATGAAACCATTAGGATATGGCTCTGTATGTGAATCTATGTGCCAATCATAGTGGTCGTTTTCATTGTATATTGTATATTGAAATGGCTCAAACTCTTTTAAATCAAAATTCCAACCGGCAGACTTATTATGTTCTAGTATTGTTCTTTCTAAATCTTTGTACAGTTGTTCGTTTTCTTTTATCCATGCTACGTTAGAGCTTCTATTATCTTGATTGCCATCTTTAATAGCCGCCTCTGCAACAGGTAATTTGTCTGCTTTTTGGATTATATCTTCGCAATATTGTGGAGAAAATTTAGCGATAGATACACAATGATTATTTTTTAAGTACATTATACGGCGCCACTTGTAAATCTCTTCCAGTCTATTGCGTTTTTAATCGTAAATGTTCTATTAGAAATTTGTCTTAATGTTCTATCTAAAAAATCAGTAACCGTTTCCAGATATTTCACTTTTTGATTTAATTTTTGTACTTCAGGATCAGCGTCAATATATTGTGGTACATCGGCCTTTAATATCTTTAAGTTAAATGGTTTTAATGTATATACAGCTGGGTCTGCCTTACCTGTATAATACTCCCATTTTTCCCTTTTGATTGTTCTATATTCGTCCTC